CGCCGTAGCTCTGCTATTGCGCCCTGTATCTCTAGGATTCGGTTGTGGTCTTTGGTTGTTTCGAGCAGACTGTGCATAGTCTTGATGCGGCGGTCTGCGTAGTCTTTTAGCGTCTGGTGTTGGTCCTTATCGTTTACGAGCGGTAATAGAGAACGATAAAACTGTTTATCCATTATTGTACTGGACCTTGCTGTGGTGGTTGTTGTGGTTGAGGTGCGTTACCGCCGTTTGCTCCACCGCCGCCGCCAGTAAACCCTGCAGCGTCTGGTTCTGGTGCCGCTCCTGCAGCTATATTACCATTGCCGTTACCTGTGGGGTCTTGTGGGGATGGTGCGCCTTGCGGCTGTTCGCCTTCGGGGGCGGGGGGCTGTTGTGGCATTAGAGCCTGTATCTCAGCCATCATCTTTTGCTGAATAGCTGCCTCGCGTGGATCGTTGAGTATCTTGTCCTCGTCCAAGTCCATAGAGGAAGCCAACTCGCGTAGGATGTAATCGTATTTAACAAACGGAGCCATCTGTGGGTTACTGGTCATCTGCATGAACTGTAGTAGTCGCTGGCTACGTACTTCGTTGCGCATTAGGCTCTCAGTGCCACGCGCCTTAACGTCTAGATCACCAATAAACTCTTTGTTGAAATTGAACTGCATATTGAATGCGAACAGAGCCTTGCCTAGTGGCCCCAGCAAGTAGTCGTCGATATTACGAACAACGGCCTTAATGTTCTGAGCCGCTGCACCCATCAGCATAGACATACCACTGGCAGTACGTCCCACGCCGCCTACTGCGCCAGAGCCGTGACTGTATGACGGAATGCCTGTGGCCTCGTCTGCAAGCTGTCGGCTCTTGTCAAACATCATAAGTAACTCTTGGGAAACATTAGGAAATTTGGTGCCGAAGATGGCCTGTCCCGGTGCGCCAGCCTGTCTACGGAATACCTTGCCCGGATACACTGACATATCCTGTCCCGGTACTAGGTTAGTCTCATCTACCTCGATGAGCAGGTTTCCAGACAGTGCGCCGTTGTCTACCGCCATTCGCATAAAGCCATTCATTAGCAATTGCGTGTCGGTCATATTCTCTGCCACGCCAATGCCGAAGAAGCTGTATGGGTTTAGTTCGTATGGAACGGATAGGTAGGGGATGCGGCTAGGAGTGAAGGGATTTAGCACCATGCGGATAATCTGGTTGTTACATACCCAGATATTCACTTGGATTTCGTCTTTGTCCTGCAACTCGCGTGGGATATCAATATCTGCCTCTTCCGCAAGCTCTGCGTCCAAAATACCCCAGTATTCTAATACCTCGTAGCGATCCATGTCGGATGATACGGAGTCGTCCTCTAGTGCGTCTTCCCAGTACTCACGTTGGTAGGATGGTCCGTACTCTAGGGCTATCTCTATGCTCTCGTCGCGGAAGTGTGGACGCTTCTTCAGGGTACGCATCTGAGTGCGGTTTAGTCGGTGACGTTGAATAGTAAATTCTGCCTCAGACATATTACGTGCGTCTGGGTCTGGGTAGAAATCCCAGATGGAGACATATTCCATCTTCGGAATAGTTTCAAACAGCGGATCGTAGTTACCTTCCTCGTCCCAGCGCGGATATTCCTTGTCCATAGCGAATGGACCCTTGAATACGCCCGTTCCAAACAGAGTACACTCGAATGCCACTGATCGTAGGTGCTTTGGCGCGTCAGTCTCGTCCAACTGGTCGTGCATTAGCTTTTCCATCTTCTGGGCTGCACGTTTTGCTGGCTCAAAGGTAATAGACCCCGGAAGTGTACCCGCTCCGACCTCTAATTCGTCTTTGACTGGCTCTAGTCGCTCCTTATACAGCCCCAAGTCCTTCGCTATGTCGGGACGGGCTATAGATTTGGGTACGGAGTACTCCACATTCACCGTATCCTTGACTTTTTCGTCTGTCAGGGCGTTTGGATTGTAATTTACGGCGTCTGCCACGTTATTTGGGAACTGACGGGCCTCAATACCAATAGGAAACTTCGATCCAGCGAATAATACGTCCACGACTTGAGCATATGCCGCCAAGACTTTGGTCTTAGTGACTTTTATGAAGGCTTTTGACTTCTCGGCCTCTGTAAATTGGACTTCTTGGGAGTATAGGCCACGATAATTGCGGTAGGAGTTCAGCCAACGCTCCTCGTCTACCAGTCGAGCGTCTTTTGAGCGGCGATATTGGCTCTCTACGAAGGCTACAGCCCCAGAGAAGCTGGTATTTTCCTCTACAACGTCACCGTCTTCCTCTAGAGGGACCGCTAGGGTGGTATCTGTAACGTCTTCTGGTAAGGGTTTGTCCATTAATGCCATATTTAGTACCCAAATGTTGCGTCAGCGGGTTGCCAACGCTGTTGTGGAATGCCTTGACCCCAGTCGAAGGGCGATCTAGCGCGTGGTCTGCTCATTACTGCGTACCTGACGCTGTCGTATGCGTGATCTGAGGCGTATCTGGGGTCGATGTCGTCTGTGCCACGCGGATCAGATGGTATGACGGGCAGGTCGGCTATGATTTGTCGGCAGGTATTGAAGAATACTATGCCAGCTACGCCTGTTTCCTCGTCTACTTTTAGCACTTCGTGCAGTCTGTTCTTACCTGCTATACGTGCGCCGTTAGTCCTGTCGCTTGGTCGCCACCTACAGCCCATAGAAATCATCTCTTCTGCTATAGACGGGCCGATTTGACCTCGATTGTGCCAGCAACTACTGTCCAATACTCCGTAGTCGATGCGTTCTGGACCCTCTGCCTCTAGGACTGCCTTAGCCAAGTCGCGTCCAGTGTGCTTACTGAGGTATAATTCCCTGTAGCAGACTAGGGTGTCGTAGTTTGGATCAATTGCAAACCAGTGAACAGCACTATAAGAACTATATCCAAAGTCACAGGACCGAAACCGCCGCCAATCTGGGGGAATGTCATAAGGTTCGACAACGTGTGTCGTCTGTCTGAACTCAGGAAATGCCGCTCCATCTGCAACTGCCCAGTCTCCCTCTAGTAATTGTCTACGTTGCATCTCAGGGAGAGAGAGTAGGTTGGCCTCGTACTGCCCACCTTCCATGAGATAGGGGTTATCTTTCAGGCTAGCTGGTATAAATCGCCTGTAGAACAGCGGCTCACCAGCCTTCTCATGCCCCTCTGGAAAGACTAAGTCATCTCCAGAGTCTAAATCCTTTGCCACGAACTTCGTATTCGCTGGCGCGGGGTCTATAAACATCCGCTTCACCCAGCCGTGACCACTTCCTCCGGGGTTAGTAGTCGCCCTCATGTAGATGGGCAGGGTGGGGTCGGTAGTACGCAGTCGAGACCTCATATAATTCCACGCGAAGGGGGTGGGATACTGGGTCAGTTCGTCGAATGCTACATACGAGAACGCTTGACCTTGGTAGCGTAGAACGTCTTGATCTCTTTCCAGATACGTGAGCCACAGTTTTGCGCCTGATGGAAACGTCCACTGAGACTTTTTCTCAGCCCACTTAGCTCCTTGAAAAGCTCTAGGATATAGCTCTTGGCTTTTCCAAATAAGTTCACGTAATTCGTCATTAGTTCTACGTAGTATTAGGCCATTAAAATTAGGGTTTGAGAAGTACCGCATAGGGTCTGCGAGTAGTCCATACGACTTGCCACCTCCAGCGGCCCCGCCATATAGCACTTCTCTCTCTGAAGCCGCGAGGAACTCTGTCTGTGGTCCCTCATTAGGAGCAAATATTACTTCTTGCTTCTTCTTCTCAGATTCTATCACAGAAAAATCTAGATTGGAAGTATCTAATTGTTCTTCTGGTTGTAATCCTTCGAGGCGTTTCTTGGCAATAGTTAGTAGGCGTTTAGCGTCAGTCTGCTTTCGCTTCGCCGCTGCTAGTCTCTTCTCTTCCGTAGTCTTAGGCTTACGCTTCCTATTCTGCTTCGCCAGTTCCTTCAGGCGTTTAGAAGGTGTCGGACTGTCTGGCCCTCTACGGTCCTTCCAAATGTGTATTAGACCTTGGTGCGATATCTTATCGCCAGTCTTAGAAGTCAGCCACTCAGCAGTCTTTCGACTGGAGTGTCCCTCTTCCAAATAGTCTAGAGCCTCTTCTACGAGTACTGCCTTCGCCTCATCTGGTACTAGGACTAGTGGGTCGTCCTCAGATGCCACGTAGGCGTATGGTATCTTCGCTGTCTTGTTGGCTCTGCTCTTATTAAGCCAGATGCTCACTCTTCACTTTTCGGTGGCAATATAAACATTGCACCGCCTGTATTTTTAACTTCTACTTGGTCCTTCTTGATCAAGCCAGTGCGGTCTAGAATCTGTGCAGCCGCCGCAATAGAGTTTCTGGCTCCCATAGCACTCGGATCGTCGAGTACGTCTACCATTCCCCATGCAGCTTTAGGCGCGTTCATAGCCATCACCATAGCAGCGCGTTCATTAATCTCTTCCTTGAGTGCGGCTACCACGACAGTGCTAGAGGTGTTGTCTGCGTAGCCAGCCACCTTCATAGCCTTCTTGATATTGCCCTTGCACTCCTCAGTCATCAGGGCATCTAGAAACAGCTTCTGCTTGTCTGTTAATTCTTTCTTCTGTTCCATAATTACCTCAAGTAAACGAATGCTAGGCCGACTGCGCCAGTGCAGATCATCCAGAATATGCGCTCCGCGAATGCGATCTTCTGACCACGGGCAATGGCCTGACGCTCCATCTCGTCTAGGCGGTCATCGACCTTCTGAATGCAACTATCGAATTTATCCATTCGCTTGAAGAGAGTTAGCATTCGTTCTTCCATCCGCGCCATTGCGACTACTGCTTCGGATAAACGATCTAGCTTCTCTTCCATGCGACTCAGCCTATCATCGGACATTACCTATCCTTTTTTCTTCTGCTTCTTCTTAGGCCAGCCCTTTTGCATATCACTGTACGCCTTCGGACTTACTGTACTGTTCTTCTTGGAGCGGCTGGTCCCAGCCTTCTTCCGCTTGTTAATATTTTGGACTAGGGACATATCTACCTACCACTTCTTACACGACCAGTATCTCGCGGTGAATTTATCCTTCGCCGTGTCGCACTTGTGTCTCGCTCGGAATGACTTTCGACGCTCTGGATTACTCTTCTTAATGCGCATCTCTGGGTCGCCAAATCTGATGATTTTCTCTTTGCCATTCTTACAAGCCTTAACGACAAATTTTTTAGGTCCATCAGGTGTTCGCTGAGGCTTGTTGCATTTCATTTTGCTCTTATCTAGGGCCATTAGAAACCTACGAAGTAATAGTATAGACCGCCACCCGCTCCACCCCAGACGACAATCACAATGAATAGCCACATGAGGATTTCTAGGAACTCTTGGCGTTCCTTCTCACGTTGCTTCTGGGCTTCCTTACGAGCGGTACGGGCCTTTGCCTGATACTCCACCCAAGCGTCATACATTCCGGGTCTACCGTAGAGGCGCATATGGGATTGGAGTTGAGCCTTTTGCTGGTTGATCTTCTCCAGTGCTAAGAACTCTTCGAAGTCCGTAGCGTCCTTACCCATCAGCTTATTCCACGGGCTTTTCTTTTTGGCTTCTGCCTTTGCCTTCAGGTCTTCTTCAGCACTTACAAAAGATGCTATAGACTTACCGACATCAGCCAACTCCCGTGAATTAGCAATCGCCTGTTTAATCACCCCGAATGCGGCATTGGCAGCGGCTAATTCCGCTAGCATTCTCGTTGCCCCTAAATTCGTTCCCCTGCTATTTCAATCGCCTTGCAAGACCCGAAGGCAAGTTTACCTTCTTGCTGCCTTGTGAACAAAAACGACTGAAGACTGACGCTGCATTCATTGGCCTCGAAGAAGCTCTCCCTGTATGCGTACAACGTACAGTCAGTAGCCATAGGACTTGTACAGACAACCGCTATGGCTACCCAAGTAATCATTTTTTCTTCTTAGCCATGCCACCATAACTGTATGATGGTTTCTTCTTCTTCATAGCCATGCCGCCGCCATACATCCTAACTTTCTTGGCGTTACCAGTGGCCTCACAGCTACCACCAGCACGGGCTGCTTTAGGTTTAGGCATATCCCTCATCGTCAAATTCCTCTTCTAATAAATCAGGTATAAATCGTTTAGGGTCTAAGGGTACTTCCACCGAGCAGTCTTCCGTTGCGAAGTATCGTCCATAGCCGTCGAACTCTTGGGCCATTGGGTTGTCGTCTAGCTCTCTCTGGGAGATGAGACCTTCTTCGAGGAGGAGTTGTCGGATACGATCAAAGGTTAATACCTGACCTGTACGCTCTTGAATTGCTGCACGAATATAGTACAGATTAAATGACATTTTTAGTTACCCCTTCATTGTAACATCTATCTACGTGTCGGGTCAAGCCCTTATTTATGTAGATAGTTAAGTATTTACGTTGACGGATAGCTATTTAATTGGTATAATGAATTGTCGGTTGAGCGGTATACTATACACTAACTGTACCTAGTACCCACTCCCTAGTAGACTACTTGGAGTAGTCTTCCCGCCTCAGTCTTCATAAACAATCCGTCTAATGTCGCCACGGGCTACACCAATGTCGTGTAGTTCCTTGTCTGTCATGTTTGCTAACTGCCAGAACGCGACTCGGCGCATTTGTGCTTTTTGAATAGATTCAATAATTTTCTTGAACATAGTTATCTCCTTAACAATATGTAGTTACATTATAACAACTAATTGTCTTTAGGAGTACTCAGGTATTGAGCATACCCGCTATGCAGTCAGGTACTCTATGGCTCGATTCAGGAAAGTAACATCGTCACAGAAGCCGCCCAAAGCCCTATTGCATCTGTGACATAGCCAACCCCTAAACTTGTCCGTGTCGTGGCAGTGGTCGATTACCCAAGGGGTATTCTTCTTACCGCCATAGTCCTTAACCTGCTCGGCATTCTGCTTGCAGATAGGACACACGTAGTCGTCTGGTGGGGCAGGGTTCTCTCTTCGTAGCCGATTGCGTACAGCCACCATCTCATTCATGCACTTCTTGCACTCAGGACGAATGAGACCGCCATTTACCTTACCGAAGGCAGACAGTGGCTTAATATCTCTGCACTTAGTACACTTCTTCGAGTGTACGTCTGCCTCGGTAGGTTTCTCCCAGCCGAATAGGTCTAGCTGGTTAGTCTTCATAGGCAGAACCAAACAAGTCAGCGACTGTGTGGTCACTGTCTTCGATAGTCTGCGCTTTTTCTCTTAGTCGATCTGCTTGCCTGTTTAGCTCTGCGGCTATGGCGTATAGCTCTTGGTAGTCTTCTTCTACGTCATCCACTATTGTAGTAATGATGTCGTAGAACTCTTTATTTACGACAGCCTTCTCAGTTTCACCTATCTCTAAGTGAGAGACCACGATCATTGTGCCGTTATCAAGGACTTGTAGGTCGTGATCTATGAAGAAGGGCAAGCCGTCAGCGAATAGTACGCCGTCCTCGCCATAATCTTCAGCCATGTAGTCTTCCGTTGCCTGTTAACGAATACTAGCTATTATATGCTAACAATCAACTAATTGCAAGTATGAATACTTTACAGAGTGGTTTTCTAATTCCACTACTCTAGATGTAGTGCCTTTACATAATATTTCTCGTAGTCCCGTACTGGGGCCATTTACAGTAGCAAAATCCCAATCTCTGGTCAGTGGTGTATACGGACCCAGTATGGGTGGGGGTGGCAGTCGCCCCGCCCCGAAGCGGGAGCAGCCTGAGATCGAGCGATATG